AGTCAAGACCACGCAAGTAGTCAGTTGGCAATTCTTCCATTTCAGGGTCCATCAAGCTAGACTTGATGATAGTGAAGATTTGTGGGCTGATAACAAATCTACGAATTGGATTTGCAGGTTGTTTGTCATCGCCAATTGGGTTTTGACGAACAAAACCTTGAAACAAATATGAACGCTTCTTCCAATATTTGTTTGCTAATTCTTTTAGTGTTTCGTCTTTGTACCATGGACGAACTTCTGCCAAGATTGGGCAAGTTGAACCATCGTTGTACATTTCTACACAAGGGACTTGAACGACAACTTGCTTGACGTTTGGATCACCTTTGACTCCGTTGAATGGGAGTTTAATAATTTGACGCTCAACCCAGAAGAAGGTGTTCTTAGAGTCCGCATCAGGAAGGAAACGAATAGTAGCTGTTGTGCCTTCGTCCATATTCCAATGCGGATAGGTAGCATTGTCACCTTGTGGTGCAGAATTCTTTGCTTGGGATTTATTTTCTTGCGCTGCGATACGAGCGCGGATTTCGCTTAGACTTGCCATAATATATTTTCCTTATAAAAATTGAGATGGTCTCTTTTAAATATTCGCCACTCCCTATGAATGACTAACGTAGATATTATTATAGCGAGTAATAATCTCTCCGTCAATGTATTTATGCCTAATTAGGTAAAATTCATTTATTTACTAGCATTTTTGCTAACCTATTTGCCCTTCTAGTAGCAACCCGTTTAGCAATAGACTCTGGTGTGTTTGCGTTAGATCCATTTACTCGGCGTGTTGCTCTGATTTTTTCTCTAATAACGGGATCACTATTTAATGTTCCGTTTTCTTTCTTTGTCTGTATTCGTTTTATAATGGAAATAGGTGTGTTCGAATTTGAGTTGTTTCTACGTTTGGTTTCTTTTTGTTTCGCTATCGCAGTTGGATTCAACACTGTTCCTATACTCCCTTCACCGCCATCTGTTTTGTTACGCAATATACCAGTACCGTTGTCTTTTCTCCCGTACCATCTAATTAACCGACGTTCTAGTGCGTAAGCCCATGATTCTAATAACCCATATGAAACTATCGTTATTCGTGTTTTGTCTTTTGGTAAGTTAACGGTATGGTCGGTGTGCCATGCTCGTATGTCCTTGCCTTTTCCTATATAGTATGGAGTGCCATCTTCTCTAAGGTAGGCATAAACATAAAACCCAAGTGGGGGATTTTTTCTACTAAATAACATTGCTGATTGCTCCTATAAGCGTTAGAGTAGTTGGGATTGTCCAGATCCGCGAACTACACTTTTATTTATTACTTTTTGATAATTCTTAGTATGGCTTCGAGGTCTTCTTGTCCTTCTTTGACGTTTGGATTACGCCAACCCTTGTCTGCTTTTTCAGCATTACTCATTTTGCTAATAAGTTTTTTCTCGTGTTTATCATAGTCAGGATGTGCCTTGTCCATTGCCTTGTCAAGCTCTTTGCCTGCTTTCTTAGCAAAGTCTTTAGCCTTGATTGGCGTTGCCTTACTACCCTTAGCGTATGGATTACCAGAACTCTCACCACCTCTATCACTTGATGGCTGAGACTTATCCATTTCGTTTAAGGAGCCTTCCGCCACGCCTTGATTTTTATTAAATCCAAAATTACCAAACTGACGATAGAATTTTATTGCATCATTAAAATATGCGTTAAATTCTGGGGTGCCTTTTTTGTACCCAATCTTTGTTAATTCTTGTTCAATATGACGAACTAGTGGCATCTCTGCTTTTAATAACTCTGGTGCGCCTTCCGCCACACCTTCCGCTTCAAAATCTCTACTGGTAAGAGATAGGGCATACTTGATATACTTGTCGTTAAACTTTAGAATGCTCTTTAAGTGCTCAAGACCGTCAGGTGTAAATGTCTGTGCCTTATGATCCCACATACCGTATTCGTCACTCAATCTACTTACAATGTTCTGAATCTTGCCTTTGATTTTGTCGTCAATACCAAAGAATCCTTCTGCCACACCTTGCTCTTTGTATTTTTTCCAACGATCTACTCTATGACCACATTTACAAGTCACCTTGCCTTCCATATCATCGTATTGACTACGCTCTTGGTACTTGCCCTTTTTACACTTTTCGCAAGTTTGGCCAGTCATATCTTTATTTTGTGCCTCTTCCGCCACACCTTGCTCTCTCATAGCGATTTTATGGAACTCAGCATTCATCTTGTCACCAGTGTCAGCGTAGTGCACTTCATTAGGAGGTCTACCTTGTTGGATCGCTGCTGTTGCAGCTGGACCAAACTGTTCTTCAGAAACTTCCTTCTCATCCTTATCCATTACCGATTTTAGTCTACGTGCAAGTGCAGTAATATCAACTGGTTTTTTCTTTTCTTGCGCTTGTGCCTTTTGTTTTAACGTTAACACATCACTTTGATATTCATCACCGTAGTCTGCTTCTTCCTCTTTAGCTTCTTGGGTCATAATACTATCTGCCCAGTTCTCCAAAGCAATAACTTCTGCCATGTCTTTTGCTTCACCTAAGTTCTTGCTTAGTTTACCTAAGATTGGCATTACAGATTCAATGCGTGGATCTAAACTAGACTGCATAAACATTTCACTTAAGTCTACTGATTCTTCATCTTCCATTAATGGTGGTGTCCAAGATTCAAAGTAAGTATTGTATCCACGCTTACCTCTCATCTTGCTTAAGCACTCACGCAACTTTTGGTAGTGATTTAAGCCTTCGTTTACTAAACGCTGTGCTGATTCGTTGAATTGATTACCACGTGTAGCACGAACGAACCCAGCCATTTTACTATATTCTTCAACCATTGCACCAATATGTTGCCAACGAATATCGTGTGGCTTACCACCTTCTGCTAAGTGACGAGCATAAACTTGTGCAATGCCTGGCTTAGTTGTAGGTGCTAGAATTCTTTCACCTAACATATTTTCAATGAAAATCTTGTCAACATGACGGAATCGTTGTTCACCTTCTTCCATGACTTTGCTATGCTGAATAACAATCTTTGTTTCAGGAATGTTATCATTATAGCTCTTATGCTTACTTACCGCATGATAGCTTTCATCTAGTTGTTTTAAGTGGTCACGTTGTTTCATATCATATCTCAGTTTATCGGTATTTCTAATCTCAAAGCTCAATTGATGAGTGCGGGCAAAATTCTTAAGACGCTTTAATAAAGTATACCAATTTTCTTCTCCGGTGTCTGAACGTTCTTTAGGACTATCAGCTACTTTGTCATCAAAGTACACTACTAACTTATGCAATCCGTCAATACTTAGAGTTACGGTTCCATAATCTTCGTCATTTTTGACAAAATTGAACTGGAAAACTTCAGCTTCGTCGGGTACAGGGACTTCTTTTCCTGAAGTATCTAATAATACAGGACTGTATCCTCTACTTTGTAGTAGAGCAAACAAGTCTGAATTTAATGAATCTTGGTTCTTTGGCATATTATTGTTCTCAATAGTGTATTTATGCTAGTACAGCGTAGAACGGTAGAGGCATTATGATATCGTCATAGTCTCTGATGTGATTTTCTAAGTCGTAGTGGAAGTCTGACAGTTGTTGCATCAATCTGACTACCAACAAACTAGCCATAACTAGGTCGTCATGCTCCCCTAATTTAGCTGCGTAGCTACCACCAGAAGCAACGAATGCTTTTAATTCAGTGATTAAACTACGACTATTAATAGTCATTTTCTTGGATTCTATTAGGGTTTTTAGTTTAGCACAAGCTGCCAGTTTGGTCTTGTTAGTTGTGTTGAAGCCTTTACGTTTCTTTCCGGGTTCGCTAGTGAATACCCCGGGAATGTTACTCTCACCGTATTCAGCAAGCGAAATGAGTGCAGCCTCACCTATTGAATTACTCTCAACAGAATAGTAGATGTTATTAGCTTCTCCTGTACATTCTTCAATGTATTTGTTAATTTGTGCTAAAATCTTAATTTGGTCTGGAATAGGAGTTTTGTTGTGCTTCCATTCACCCACTTGTGTTGTAGTGTTCGCTTCGAATACCTGTATGGCAGCAGGGTCAGAACCTGTACCAAGACTTGGATCTAGACCAACACAGTATATATTACCCTTTTGTGGCTTCTTGTACCAACGAACCTGCCCTTGACGGAACGTAGGTTCTATGCCATCCATGTCAATTAAGGTAGCAGGAGCAATCAATGTTTCGTCAGCGATAATGAATTCACAACCAATCTCTCGGCGGAATCTATCTTCGCCAAGTTGTGCCTTCATTTGGTCAGCCCATTTCTCATCACGCTCAGGATGTTCTTGCCAATACGCACGATATGCTTTGAATCCGTTTACACCCAGCTCTGTTGTATTTCCATATTCATCTTCTGTTTTGTTAGCCTGTTTCCAAATCAATGCGAATTGGTCTTCATCACTGTTTGGGGTACTTGTGATAATCGCTTTACCACCAGTTGCTAACGTAGGTGTAATAGATGTCCAGAATTCTGTAGCGATAGTAGGTCTAACGAACGCAAATTCGTCTAGGTATAATAGTGTGATAGACATACCACGACCTGTGTTTTCAGTCGTTGTTGCACTTACAATACGAGAGCCATTCTCAAAATCTAATGAACCTTTGTTATATGTTGTAACGCCTGCTTTGATATGGTCAGGACAGTTCTCATATGCATAACGAATACGTTGCATAATTTCCTGAGCACCTGTATATTTGTGAGCTGCGATAAGAATCGTACTGTCTGGCACAAACATCGCATACCATAATAGATATCCAGCAGCACTAGTAGACTTACCTGTTTGTCGTGGCATCAAACTGATTGAATATCTGTTTTGATGATAATTTTCAATCAATCGTTTTTGATAGTCCCATGGATGATATAACATACTACCCTTAGTTGGGTGTTGTATGTAGAAAAAGTTATCCATAAAGTACATTGGACCAGTATCAGGGTCACAACACTTGATGAAATCATCTAGTTCTTTACTATCCTTAAATTTTGTCTTAACATAAGGATTCTTGATTAAGGTAGGCGTTCCACTCATATTTTTATTTAGTATGGATAATCAAATGAGGGTATTTATTAGGTTATCTCTTGCCACTCGATACTAGCATAAACGTCTTGGTTAGTACCAGTAGTAGCCATCATAATAACATATTCATATGCTACCCCAGTGAATGGTTCTCTTTCTAATTGATAGGTAAATGAAAAGGGTACTTGTGTAGGAGAACCTGCACTTTGATTAGTAGAATTCAAAAATGTTTGTTCTGCAATATCACCGCTCACTAAAGATGTAGGCGTTAAATTATATTCAACCGAGCTATCTGATGCTGAACTTACCCAACTCCCACCTGACGTTATTGCTTTTTTATAGATACGGTATTGGAATATACTCTGTGCCACTGGAATCAATGAGTAGTTAATAGGTATAACTACCGCATTTAAGTTAGTGCTCTTTAATCTTATAGACATAACAGGTTTGAAACTTTGATCGTTGGGCAATCTAGTCGGTGATCCTAATAAATGTGATGCTGCTCGTGGATTACCAGAACCTGACAATTGAAATCCACCCTCACTGATAACACTACTACAAATTTGTGTCATCATACTATTGCCAGTAGTAACACCTGTGTTAGTTATTTCATAACGAATAGGAAGTGTCGCAGTAGTCATATAGACTTTGGTATTACCTGGTTGATTAGCATGGTTGAACTGATGACAGATTTCATAAGCACCATTGATAACAAATCCCACACGCACTGATCCTACGCCCAGCCACTCTACATCAGCAAACATAATCTGTGTGCGATCTACATGTAAAGTATATCCAGATGGATTTAATCCATATGAAGGATTCAATCGGTCTACATTCCAAGAATCTTGACGAACACGTTCTTCTACTCCAGTAGATCCTGAGCGTATTACAAAGTAGTTGTATGTTCCATCGTTTTCAAAATACACTCCATCGTTAGCATCAAACAATCCTACACGCTGACGTAAATTAGTCTTAGGAGTGTTCATGCAGAAAGTGTTTAATGTAAGTTGACTCTTACCTGGTTGATAGGGGAAGGGCTTCAATGTTTCTCTTAATACACTATCACCTGACGAAGAACCTACATTAAGTTGATAACTACTTTGATTTTGAACGTATACTACGTTACCAGTACCTGATACGTTTGAAGCAAACTGACCATGATCGTAGTAACGTGCTTGTGTATCAAATAATGTGTATGGTTCACTTACACGCAATCTACCAAATGCATCTGATGTTGCTCCACTAAATCCTGAAATAACGACATTGGCGTCACCAGCTAATATAACATTAGCATTACCAGTGATACCAACATTACCGGTTATGTTCCAAGGATCAGTTCCTTGTGTAACATTAACGTTTCCAATTATACCAACATTGCCACTAATAGGAAGTGTATTACCTGCAATTGAAATATTTCCTAATGATGTGATAGCAGCATTAACATTTCCTGATACATTAGCGTTTATGTTACCACTACTTATAACAACATTACCACTAACGTTAGCATTGACGTTACCTGTAATACTAGGCATAGTGCCTATGTTAACATTTCCTAGTATACCTACATTACCTGCAATATTTGGAAGACTTGTTATGCCAGCAATGTTACCAATTATTCCTACATTACCACTTACATTAGCATTTACATTGCCAGTAACTACCCACGGACTTGTTCCTTGTAGTACAGTAACGTTACCTAGTATACCTACATTACCTGCAACAATTATATTACCGGATTCAACAGTAACAGGTAGAGTATTCTGTGATATATCTACATTGCCTAATTCTACCACGTGTGCATCAATATTTCCCGGTATGTTAACATCACCTTCGATAACGATATTACCAGTAAAGCCAGTCCTGACATACACGTTACCACTAGCATCATCCAATGCTAAGGCTTCGGTAATGTTTCTAAGATACCATGGTTTAACGTGGTCTGGATCTGGTACTGATGGCATTATTTATCCTTATAAGTCTTGCCAAGGTCTAGCAGGTTCTAATGGTCCTGGATTGTCTACTACAGTATTACCAACATATTGAGTAGGTAATAAATCTAAATCAAATGTGTTGTATGCTCTATAGTAAGGAGCAGCAGTGTTGCCGCCAGCTTGTTTGCGAATCTGTGCTATCAATAACTTAGCATCCTGTCTGTCTTGTAGTGTAGTTAATCTATCAATATTGTTTCCAGTTAGTATAGTTGCATTATTTGCAATAGAATAACTAGCCAACGTATTTGCTGGGTTCAGTGCAGTGCCGTTATAGTTCAAAGTGAACCAAGTATTTTGTACCCCTGTACCCCAAGATGTTGCGAGTGTGGTTTGAAAAGTTCCAACTGGTGTAGTGTCATCTACTGTGTATGCATTGAACGTAGCAGAATTAATTAAGTATTGAACATTTAATGTAATATTAGCCATAATTACTTCCTAGGATCATATTGCATGTTTGGATACATAGAAAAAGTGTCTGATCTCAAATCACTAGGATGCTTAGGTTTGTTTAAATCGTTACCTATAGAGAAGATTACTTTCTCACTAGTAACTCTTTCATCAGGTGAATTTGAATACTGTGTATCGTTTGGATTTTCTTCTGTAGGCTCAAACTCGTCAGCATAATCCTGACTAGTTTGGGTGTTTTGTTGTAATTCAACCTTTTCAATAAGGTCTAACATATCACGAATAAATTCAACTGCTCTCATATCTTACTTTCCTACAGGTTTCTCACCCGTCATATATGGCAAACTAAACCATAATTGAAACCATTCGGGAGTCCCGGGTTGTATATTATGTTTCTTCATAAGTTCACCCTTCTGTGTACCAGTAACGCTCATATTCATGCCATTACTGATGTTCTCACCCACCCCAGCTAATTTCTTTAGATCCTTGATATTATCAATATTTTGCTCAGGCAAGGAAAAGGTCTTGACTTTATCAAGACCATTCTGTATTTTTGCTTGTTTCCATACATCAAAGGTCATGATGTATTTAGCTGAATTTATTTAACATCTATGGGTTGTTTTTTGCGAACTATCAATGAGAAATACTTTTCATTGAACGTTTCCTCATCCTTAGATCCGTTGAATTCTAATGTTTTAAACGATAGAATCTCAAATCCAGTGCGCTTAAGCAATGCTGCCAATTGCTTTTGACCTAGAATACTGTAATTATTGTCTAGTTCTTCTAAGTTACGTTCACAATCCGGGGCAGGTACTTCAATGTACATTAAACCGTTTTGCTTGAGAATCCTATTATATTCCATCAATGTGAATATAGGATATGGACTAGACTGTAATCCTTGACGGAAAAAGATAAAGTCAACACTTTCATCCCAATAACCATCTTTTTGTGGTATGAATGAAAAATCATAAGTGCTGACTTTATGACCACGTTCTTCACACTTCTTTTTATCTTCTTCTACTAAAGTAACTCCAGTAACGTTAGTGTATCCTCGCTCTTTCATTTGGTCTAGAAAGTATCCAGATCCACAACCCATATCCATAATCACTGCATCTTTAGGTACATTTAATGGATCAATGAATTCTGATACGACCTTTTCAGTTATAGTAGAGTTGATAGCATCTTCATCTGCAGGTAACACATGTGAAGAATACAACCATTCGTTGTAAAACTTAATCTTAATTAAATCTAGGGTGTTGTTAATATCAATCATAACTCTACTTATTCGTAGAGAGTACGTTGATTATTTTTTGAAGCCTTTAAACCCAACAACTGGGCTTGCTTTATTAGTATCGCTTAACTCTTGACTGCGTAGATCACCTTTGTTCAAGTCATAGTGAACCGAACCAACTGCGGCATATGCTTGTGATAGCATCTTTTGCTCAAGTGAACTGTATGGAGCTGCAATATCCATTCGTCCAGCCCAGGATTCGTGACTTACATTTATAGGGTTTGTACCGTCAGCACAGGCTGCTGCCATCATTACTCTATTCAATTCATAGATTCTATCGGCAAATTCTTTATCACGGAAAACGTTCAACCCAACAGTAGCCACATCTTGACGTTTAGTGAGTTTACCTTTTTTCCTACCTTCAGTAATAAATTCGTTTGCTCTCATATTATGTATTTATTTGATATGTAGCGGTATGTGTTATTGTTTGATTAGTCAATGGACTAACATATACACATACGTTCCCGCTAACTACGTCAGCATCGTATGTTGTCATAGCAATACCAGTGAATGTTGTTCCATATACTATGTATGATACCGCTGATCCTGAATTGTTCTTTACTACTTCAATTACTGCATCCTGTGCATTATCTGAAGCTGCCTGTCTAGAAACAATCTTAAATGTGCCATTACTAAACCCTGAAGCAGGAGTTTGATATATTAATTGATTAGGTGAATTACTACTTGTAGTTACGGATGCTACATCCATAGTTACTGAGCCACCGAATGTCATAGATCCAGATACTGTTGTAGATTCTCCGGTGACAGCACCTAAAATCATACCAGCTTGTGTTCCAGGACTACCAGCAACACCAAAATCAATAACATTATCAGTTTCTGTTATATATAAATTACCTAGATAAAATCCAGTACTACCTAAATAAAGGCTACCAATTGAATAGTTTGAATTACCTATACTGATATCGTTATCTACTGTAGGTATAAAATCAGCATTAGTTAGAATTGTATTCGTGCTAGAATTGAATAAGAGACTTGAGCTGCCACCAAGTGCATTTGCATTATTATATTGGATAGCATACTGTGGACCAGCAGCCGCAGCAGATGCGGATTGGGTAAAATTGTTGTTAATTTTTGCAAACGCTAATCGTAACGGGTCGCCGGTGCCATCGTTGGGAAACGCGCCAATATCAACTACTTCTATGGTCATGTCATTCTTCTTCCACTTATGTAGTATTTATCTGTCCATAATATAAATAAGTATATGAAAAACTTATTATCAATCTTAATCCTTAGTCTAGTGTCTGTAACTGTCATGGCACAAAAACAAAAGCCTGGTGTTACTTACGATGCTGTGATTACTAGAGTAGTAGACGGAGATACTGTGGCTTTCCAAGCACCTTTTTTACCAGAACCCTTGAAAAAAGAACTATCTATACGTGTATTTGGGGTAGATACCCCTGAAAAGGGACATAGGGCACAGTGTCCACAAGAAAATGAACGTGGGCAAGCAGCCACTCTGTTTACCAAAAAGATGGTAGAACAATCACAAAAACGTCAAGTAATATTGATGGATTGGGACAAGTATGGTGGTAGAGTGTTAGGTGATGTATTGTTGAACGGACAAAGCCTACGTATGATGTTAATACAGAATGGATATGCCCGTGAATATTACGGGGAAGCTAAAACGTCTTGGTGTCAGTAATTATTTGACTTTTTCAAATATATTCTTCTGAATACCGTACCATTCGATCCAAGAGTCAACTGTTACCGCGCAACTATAATAAGTTGAATAGTTCATAGTAACTGTCTTTGTCAATTCACTTAACTTCGCATCGTCCTTAACTGTTTCAAGTTGAGGACATTTTTCCATTAGTCGTTTAGGCACATCGGGGAACTTAGCTGTTACTGGTACAGTAGTGGAACAAGCTGAAAGAGTCATTAACAAAGCAACTAACAAGTATTTCATTTCTTATCCTCAATTGCTTGATTCTTTGCGGCTGCGTTATGTGCTTTGATTACTGGTTCAGGAATCTTACAAGTTTCATCGTATTTTACAATCTCACGGTCAATGTATTGTTTAACGACTTGTGCTTTTTCTTTGATAATCTTGTCTTTATAGACAATCTTTTCTACGATTTCAGTATTTGCTTTTTGAGATTCAGCTTCTGCCTTTGCGACTTTAGCTTCCATCTCCTTGACCCTGAGTTCCCATTCCTTGTAATCCGCTAACCCACCCTCTAGATAGAGTGCTAGGCACAATCCTGTAATACCCAGTATTTTCAATGCTAGGGCATATTTCTTTATAAACGGAATCATACCCAATGCGAATCCAGCTATTGTTGACAATAGACCCGCAATTAATAACATATGAAACGCCCATTCGGGCATGAACTTGATTATCCACATTCACTTATTTATTAAAGTAGGAATCGTTTTTCAGCCAATCATAGTATATTTGAAAGCCTTCTTCTACATCAATTTTAGGATCAAATCCAAAGTCTCTGCGGGCAGCTTCAATATTCAATGCTCCCCTGCTAGGAAAGTCTAAATCACGATTGCCTACTATGATTTCCCCTTTACCTGCGACTTTTACAGCTAGTTTGGCTGCATCAAGTAAAGTATGACTATGTGACTTAGTTATGTTATAGGTTTTGTTGTCGGTGGCGTCTGATAAACTGGCGGCGACAATTCCATCTGCGGCGTCGGCAACGTAGGTGAAGTCGAGGGTTTCTCCTGCCCCGTTAACTTTGAGGGGGATTCCACGCATTGCATTAAGAATAAATTTACTGATGACCCTGTCTTCCACATCGTATGGACCATATACAGCACTGGGGCGTATAATAGTATAAGCAAGATTTGTCCTACGACTACAATCTTTAACAAGCCATTCACCTGCGAGTTTGAGGATACCATATTGTCCTTGTGGTTTACAGTCATAATCTTCTTTCACATCATCTTTGAAATCACCATATACCATTGAACTGCTGATATAGATGAATTTACGTACCTCATATTTATTGCTAGCTTCCAGCAAGTTGAGTAACCCTTCACTCATAACACGACTCCCCATACTTGGATTCGCATTTACTACTTTTTGTCTTGGGAAGCTAGCACAATGAATTACAATCTCTGGTTGCTCTACATTGAATACATGGTCAACTGCATTACTATCACAAATATCACGGTCATAGATATAACTATCCACATCAATGTTTTTCCTACGTTCACTCATCAAGTAATCAATTTCTTTTTGAGGAATGATGCCGTAGTTTGTTTTAGTATCCATAATAGATACTAAGTGACCCATGTCTTGTAATCGTTTGACTACATTATGTCCTATGAGTCCTAGTCCACCTGTTACTAATATATTCATTCGTATTTTAATTTATAATATGTTATTTGGTTTGGAGTAAGATAGGCGCGTATCTGATATTGCCACCCATAGTCGCATGGTATACGATGCCAACTTGCTTGGGGAGCAGAGTTACTCATTACCCATTTTCCCTTGTCTGACTTTTCAAAATCCATAAGACTCTGTGCCGCCCACAAATCTGGATCTTCTACATCGCCCATATTAAATCTATGAACTTCGTATACAATAGTAGATTGTGCCTCAGACGGCCATTGGTGCTTTGATTGCTTCATGGCTTTGATATCCTTCTAACACAATATCATTCATTGTAAATTTTGTGATATCCTTAATATCAGGATTCAATATCAGTGCAGGGTTTCCCAAAGGCTTACGTAATAGTTGCTCTTTAACTTGTGACAAGTGATTCTTATACAAATGTGTATCGCCAGTACTGATTACTAAATCACCTACTGTTAAATCACATACTTGAGCTAACATATGTGTTAATAAAGCATAGCTAGCAATATTAAATGGTAGGCCCAAGAACACATCAACGCTACGTTGATACATGTGACAACTTAATTCACCATGCTTGCTTACATTGAATTGTGACATTACATGGCAAGGAGGTAATGCCATTTGATCCAACTCACCCACGTTCCATGCACTAATAATGTGTCTACGACTACTAGGATCTTTTTTCAAGCCTTCAATGAGTTGTGTTAATTGGTCAACTTCATGTCTGTCGGTAGCAACACGATTCGCATCAGGTTTTAGATGCGCAGGACCCATGTCTTTCATTTCATCATATTTGCGCCAATGCCTCCATTGGACTCCGTAGACTCTACCGAGATCACCTTCGTATTCTGCTTTATCTTTCCAATACGGTGCAACTGCATTCGGCGTCCATATTGTAACCGTGCCGTCTTTCGTACCATGCGTGATTTCCGCAAGGCGCCTTTCGTCACTTGAGCCTTCGATGAACCAAAGTAGTTCTCCGACACAGGCTTTCCATGCAAGTTTCTTGGTAGTGACAGCTGGAAAACCCCTACGCAAATCAAAGCGAAGATGACGTCCAAAAACACTAACAGTCCCAACGCCAGTTCTGTCATCTTTTTCTTCTCCGTTATCTAAAATGTCTTGTAATAAATCTAAGTATTGTCTCATTTACGTTTCCAAATTTCATATGAATGGTCAGTTAAATCTTCTTTGAACCAACACACAAATTCATCTTGTAATTTTACAACATCTATGAATGTATCACAAGTGTATTCGGTGAATGTCCTAGACAAGTGAATTTCATCGATGTATTGCCAATAGCTGTTTATCATTTTGGCTCCACCTATCAACCATATCTCACGCTCTTTTACAATTACGTCATCACTTGGATTTACAACATCGCCTATCGGTCTAGTTGTTTTCACCCAAACTGTTCTGTTAGGTAAAGTTTTCTTAGGCAAACTTTCATAGGTGTTTCGGCCCATCAATACTATTTTACCCGTAGTCAATTCTTTGAATCTAGGTAAATCGCCCTGGAGTTTATCCCAGGGCAATTTGTTTTGATAGCCTATCCCACCTTTTGGGTCACAAGCTATAATTAATTTCATAATTTTCCTAACAACTTATCTGTTTCTGGTTGTACTGTTTGTGCGATAGATTCGACATTTAGTATGAATTCAAAACTAGTTATTAGTGGATCCAGTTCATTCAATTTCCTAGATACTACATCTTCAATTTCTTCTGGTTCTAGACCCTGCTTCAACAAGTTATGTATATTGATTGTATGTTGCTTCTTTCCAACCATCTTTACTACAATCTTTTTAATAAACTGTATCGGCACCTTACTCTTTTCCACATCTTCTAGGATGTGTTCCCATTTTCTAATGTAATCAGGTGTCATTTTGTTAGACGGTTACTTTTGCCTTTGCAGGACGACCTCTCTTTTTAGGTGCGGGTGCTTGAATAGTAGGCTGTGTCTCTAAGGGAAGACCTTCCATTTGCATAGCCTCTTTCATCAATCTATCCGATTCGGCTAACAATCCTTTTGCTTCAGCAGCCATTCTAGTAGCCTGTTGGCGTAAGTTGTTTGCTAATTCTGAATCTCCCATCAATCCTGGTTGTGCTGATGCTACCGGTGGTGCGGGGTTCTTGCTCTCACGTACTCTACGTGCAACATCTGCAGGATCTTGCAATCCGCGGCTTGCGTCTATTTCCGCTAAACGTTTTACAGCAGCTTCACCTTGATCCATCTCGCTTAAAATTTTGTTTAACTCATCTAGTCTAATACTTGTACGACTGTTGGGTGTTACTAAAATTTGTGATGTTTGAACTTTCTTGAGTAATCCTTCAGTATGAAGCATGTGAAGAATGATCTTACCATCTTTTGTGTAGGATCTATTCAAAATCTCAGCTAGGTTCTGCGATTGTTGAGCGGCTGAACTCTCAATAGCTGTCATCAATGGATCGTGTACATGGCTGTTTAAAGTTTCTGTGTAGGTTACCAATGCCATATGTGGCTCATTGGGTATTTCACGAAATACGATTGCAACTTTGCGATCACCAATTTTTCCTACGTGTCTGATAAAACTCATAATAATCTCCTTGCGCCTTTCAGCAAAGTATTTAATATAAGTTTATAGTTACGAAATTTATTTCGTGCCTGACCAACGTAGTTCGTATATCATTGCTTCAGCAGGATCTTCAAATGCTATACAAGGTTTCGTAATATTCAATACAAACATATCCATTGTTTCTTCTACTTCCAATGTAATAGCGAATCTACCTTTAAGTTTGGCAGTTACCCACATTTGAGAATCGTTACTTACAGGTGCATTGGACTTTACGAAATGCGGTGGGCATACATTTAATTCACGTTTACTAAACCAATTGCTTGGATTGGGTATCATACAATAACTTGCTTTTGGGTATCGCTTCTGTCGCTGTAAATCTTTTCGCCGTTCTTACGAATGAAGTCTACGATAGGTTGCGGATTATCTTTAAAAGCCGATTTTATATCTTGTTCTGATATATTTGATTCAGCATTGAAACTATAAATTTCATAACATCTTTGGCTGTTTGTTCTAGCACGTAAAATCATTAATTGCAGATTGGGTCCTCCGGGCACCGGTTCTTCTTTTAATGTTGCCCAAGTTACTTTCTTTGACCAATCAGTAACATCAAACAACATTTCAAGACCATACATATCCCACATTGCTATATAATTATTCATGGCTTGTCTATATCATTAAGTATTTTTTCAATGACAAAAAGTACGGTTATGAATATTGCTATCCATAACACGCACTCTAAAAAGAAACCCCAAAAAGTCAAATCAGCCTTTCTTGTGGTCGTCATAAATCGCCCACGCACCGAATGGGGGACGAGGATCGGGGTCACCATGAATGATCCATGTAGTATCACAGTAATCAGGATCACCCCAAGAACCACAAGGATAACCGTCAGTGAAAACAATCAGTCGCTTGGGTACATTGCCAACTTCTTTGAGGTAATCAAAGATAACATCAAAGTCAGTGCCGCCACCGCCCATTGGCTGATAGTGTTCAATTGAGTCCATGTTCTCTGAAGTGAAGTCTTGTGGGTTGTACCACTTAGTATCAAAACAGAATACATGCACCTTGTAGCCATCAAACGATTCCATCATGCCTGCGATTTCACCCAGGAATTGTTGTGCTTGTTTGTCACTAATAGAACCCGACATGTCAATGGACACTACAACGTCAATTTCTTCACCCGGGGTCATACCGGGCATAACAGCATCCATGTGCCAACCACGGCGTGAAGGACGCATCCAACTGTAATCTGTGCGAATAGCACTGGTCAAGTTAGTTTGCAACAACTCACGCCAGGGCATGACAGGGTTAGTAGCTTGACGAACCAAACGCTCGACACCTTTGGGCAATGTGCCTGCTTCGGCACTTTGTGCGGCATTGATAATTGCCTGCTTGATTTCTTGACGGACACGCTCACGTTCTTCCTGAGACATTTTAGGGCGCTTGCCTTTGCCCTCTTTGTCACCATCATCGCCATCACTATCATCTTCACCATCCATGTGGTCATCGATGAGTTGGTCAACCAAACTGTCTACGTCAATCTTTTGTACATTCTTCATCAGGTCATCATAGATTTCCTCAGCAGGCTTGCCGTCATATTTTTGTTCGTACAAGCAAGGAACAGTAGTAATGAATTGACCCACTTTGTGACGTTTCAAGTCGGCATTAACTGCATAGTCGTCCGCAATGTTCCAAATCTGAGGATCACGTGTATTCCTGCGACCCATATGGTCATACACTACGTGCAACACTTCGTGACCTACAAGGAACTCAACCTCTTTAGGCTTCAACATCATAATGAATCGGCTATTGTAATAGAATTTCAAGCCGTCTGTTGCGGCTGTGCTACACCATTCATCAGCATTAATTAGTTGCATTCGAGTTGCAAGATTACCAAAAAACGAATGACGTAGCAATAGACCAATACGTGCGGTAACTAGTCGCTCACGTGCCTGATGGTCAATATTTTTATCAGTAGGACCTACAAGATTTTCAAATTTAGCACTACGCTTCTTTTTAGATTTTACTTTGTCAATTACGTCACTCATGGTTACTCCTTATACGATACAAGTATTATAACATAACACGGATTTATTGTCAAATCAGTGGAGCTTCCTGTTGGAATTTACGGTTTCTTCCTGTTCCTCAGAATCCCGAAGTTGTTCCAACATCATTTCAATTTCTTCATCGGTTAAACCCTCTACGAATTCTTTAATATCTACTTGCTTGGCGTTTTCAAATGCTTCACCACTTTCAAACATTTTATGAATGTTTGCTACCATTTCATCCAATTCTTCTTGGGTACCTTCAAAGTCATCAAAGCAGCCAGGTGCAAAAATGATTTCGGGTTTTTTCTTTTCTTCAGTCATAGTGAAAGTCCACGAAAGCCTGCGTCAAAGGCAATGTTGGCATATGGCAAAGCCGATTCCAAACTATAGAAGGATTCACCTTCAGACTTGGTCCAACCACGTGCACGGACACTTTGACCAAGCGCATAAAAATACTTTTTACCTGACATATACTTCCTTAATAAAAAAGAGCAAGGATATTTCTACCCTCGCTCATAAAACAGAACCTTTCGGCTCCGAGGGAGTCAACTTTATGTTGACAAATCAGTTACCTGCTTCCACAATGTACTTGCCGTATTTCTTGTGGAACTCGTCAAAGTTCTTCAACTGACTGGGTTCAATGGGCAACTCATAAGTCTTAAGCGCAATCTTGGCACCCATAACAACCAACTCAGTCTCAAAGTTGTTCATCATGTATTCAAAGAAGTTTTGAGCCATTTCATGGAACTTCTTGTTGTCAACCTTCTTGTTTTGTACGGAGTCTTTCAACTCATAGCACATTGCAATAGTCAATGCGTACATTGCGGAGATTTCTTTCACTTGCAAGTCTTTGACCTTACCAGAAAGAATATCGCTAGGCTCGGGCATACGACCTGCAACTTTGCGGTGTGCGGCAAACTTAACTGCAAGACCTTCACCAACTGCACCTGCAACCAAGTTGAATTGAGTATCGGTGTCCATGTTTGCTTCATCATTCAAGAGGTCACTAACGAACACCCATGAACGAGGAGTAGCGAATGCACGACTGGACGACTTAGCATCAAAATCGTACAAGTCATTTTTAGCGAATGACAAGTAACCAACAACGTCCTTGTGAATGTTTTTCTTCACAGCCCATTGTTGCCAAGACGTAAAGTCAGGACGCATTTCCAAGTGAACGAAACGATTAGCAAGGGGCATCGGCATACGATAAGTCACACCCTTGTCACTATCACGGTTACCTGCGGCAACCAATACAACGTTATCGGGCAAAGTATAACGACCAACTTTGCGGTTGAGAATAAGCTGATAGCCTGCCGCTTGCACTGCGGGAGGGGCCGAGTTCATTTCATCAAGGAAAAGAACAACGATAGGATATTTACTTGCGAGTTCCTCATCAGGCAAGTCAATCGGAGGTGCAAACTCCATTACATTTTTGTCTTTGTTGTAGAAAGGGATACCACGAATGTCAGTAGGTTCCATCTGTGCCATACGCAAGTCAATCATAAGACCACCGAGTTCCTCAGTAATCTCGGCGATAACATCAGACTTGCCAATACCGGGAGGACCCCACAAGAAAACGGGGCGTTGAGTTTTGAATGCCTGCAAAATTGCTTTGCGGGCTTGAACACTAGTGATAGTGAGGTTGTCAGAAACGACTGATGCCATGTTGAACTCCTTGTGTTAATGGCTGATATAAAACTTGAGAATCATTAGTATATAGCATAATTGATTTATTGTCAACTACGCTTTTTACCCTTTTTCATATTCTTTTCAACAACATCACTCAGATGCCGGAGAAGAACTCCTTCACGTTGAAACGCCTCGATTTCCCAGGGACGTTCAATGTATGATTTTTTGACGGGTTTGCCCATCCAATAGTGTGTGGTTTTGTTCCTCGGACCCACTTCAATTCGGTATTGACCGCGCATCATTTGCTTTGCGTGAACCATTTCATGTGCCAGTGTCACAAACAATTTGCTAGCAGGAAGTCGGCTGTACAATGCAATGGTGATTTCTTTGGCACCAGTCTTAGCACACATGCCGTTTGCTTCGGATTCTTTGGCTAGACTCGGGTCCATACAAATGTATACTTTGTACTTACTTTTGAGAATGTTGAGTTTTTTCGCATAGAATTCGGCTGACGCCTGAATCACTTCTTTGCGAGAACTTTTGCGGGTTAGAACTTCGATTTCCATACTAGTAGTATATCAGGATCCTGATTTATTGTCAAATAATTTGAGCCAAGATTCGGTTGTATACGTCAGCTTTAGAACTATAGTATTCATAATCCCGTTCGCCCGGACGGAAGTTTTTCCACTGATTTTGTCCAGCGTAGTTGATAATGTCACGCTTGAGACTGCCATCATCATAGTTTGCTTGAAAGCCGTAAAGGTCATAATGAGCGATAAACCCACTGCACAAATACAAGTAGTTGTACCCGGTTTTGTTCAGGCTTTCGATATTCTTACAGGCCTTGACTACATTGTTCACAATCAAGGTCTTTTGGCGTTCAGTTAAGGGCGTGAGAGCCATATATATTCCTTTCAATCAATACATATATTATATGACCAAACTGATTTATTGTCAACCGAAAAAGCTAAATACTTAGTATTAAGGAATAACAATGAGTTGGCCAGTCAATCCCATAAACGGACAGCAAATAACAATTAACGGTATTTTGTATCAATATGATACTTCCAGTTCTGTCTGGAATAGGGTAAGTACGGTGCTAGCCAGTGCTAGCATAGATACCTATACCGTATCTAATTTAGCAGTCACCCAAAGTGCAGTATTAGGAGATGTGTCAGGTGTGTCAATCTCAGGAGGATCGTCAGGATATGTATTATCTACTGATGGTTTAGGAGATTTGTCTTGGATCGCACAAGGATCTACTACTCCAGGTGGCAATGATACTGAAGTACAATACAACAGTTCAGGTACATTTGCAGGTAGTTCTAGTTTTACATTTAACACTGGAACTAGCACGTTATCTGCAACAAACATATCAGGTTCATTTACAGGAAATGGGTCGAGACTATCAACTTTAACCGGAGCAAACGTCACCGGTACTGTACCTAGTTCAACTATTGCAGGTACAGTAACAACTGCTGCCCAACCAAATATCACTTCAGTGGGCACATTAACAAGTTTATCAATAACCGGTAATACCACTGCTGGAAATTTAATTACGACTGGCATAGCAAATGTAGGTAGTTTGAGTGTTACGGATCATGTTGTCGGGCCGTTGATACCTTCATTAAATGAAGTGTATGATCTTGGTGATGCAACACATCGCTGGAGAGACTTATACTTGTCAGGTACTACCATTAAAATGGGACCAAGTGCAGCGATTAGTGCAACCACATCAGGTAATATAACTATTGGCACTACTTCAGGTACTCCGTCAACAACTAATTTAGGAAATCTAGTAGTTGGAAATTATTTGCAGGGTACATTAATTACGGCCGCGCAACCATTAATCACTAGCGTAGGTAACTTATCAAATCTAACTGTAGTAGGTGCTATGTCAGGTGATAGCTTAACTGTTACTAATGGTGTTAGTGCTGCAACAATATCGGCGACAACTGGAAACATCACTACTGGAAACATCACTACATTAACAGCTAGTTCAGTCACTATATCCACATTAGCTAACATAACATCAACAACCGCCGCAATAAGCACAACAACAGGTGCGTTGAAAGTTGCAGGTGGTGTAGGTGTACAAGGTAATGTACATGCTGCCAAGTTTGTCGGAGATGGTGCAGGAGTAACAGGTGTACTAACTGCGGGAACTGTTACAACTGCGACACAGCCAAATATCACAAGTACGGGTACATTAACTGGATTGTCTGTATCTTCAGGCGGGCTAATTGCATCTAACCCGATATCATTTGCACAAACATGGAACAATGCAAGTGTTGCTTTTACTGGCATAAAAGAAAATATAACTGACACAAATAGTGCAACTGCAAGTTTATTAATGGACTTGCAAGTAGGTGGAACTAGTAAGTTTTCTGTATCAAAAACAGGTAATATTACAGTCACCGGAGTGTCAAGTTTAGGTCCAGTCGGTAATGTTAAAATTACTGGTGGATCGTCAGGTCAGTATCTATCAACTGATGGATCTGGCACATTAAGTTGGGCTACAGTATCATCAGGTGGAACACCGGGCGGTAGTGATACGTTTGTCCAATTTAACGATGGCGGTTCATTTGGTGGAACAGCTGGATTAACATTCAATAAAACTGCTAACTTATTAACTGCGGTTAATACACAGTTTAATGGCTTAGCTACTCTTACATCATCAACTGAAGTTGTAATATTAAAATCAGGTGCGACTGGTACAGTTACACATGACTTTAACACAGGGGTAAACTTTTATCATACTTCTCCTGCTGATAACTTTACAGCCAACTTTACTAACGTGCCCACAACTTCATCCAATAGGTCATTTATATTCACATTAGCAATAGTTCAAGGTGCTACACCATACATGCCAACTGCGGTTCAAGTTAACGGAACACCAATGACATTGAGTTGGTTAAACGGCAGTGCTCCTAGTGGCAATGCAAACAAAGTAGACCTCGTAACATTTGCTTTGATATATACTTCTAGCCTAGGAGCTAGTACGTTATTAGGCCAAGCATCAACTTACGGATAATAATGAGCAGATTTGGATTAGCAGGACAATATGGTAGATGGGCTTCTAGCTCTAGTGCGCCACCGGTTGGAGCAGTCATTCCGGCAGATAGTCTAATTATGTACAACGGTACAGATCCTGGACTTAGTGACTGGGCTAGGTACACAACAGCAGATGGATACTATCTAAAAGGAACAACTACTCAAGGATCTATAGGAACTACAGCCGCAGCAACAGCTAGTGGATCAGTAATTGTAACTTTAACTTCAGCAGGTACTCATACCGGTACTGCTAATTTGAATTATACAACCGGTCCAAATGCCGGAAGTGTTTTACCGGGTCAACAAAACACGGCTGGTTCTCATACGCACAGTTTTGTCAAATCCAGTATCAGTAATTCAATAAGACCATACAATACTTCAATTACTTTACTTAGAGCTACCACTGACCTGACTAGTTTTCCATCAGGTACAATACATATATCACCTACCAATTCAGGTGGATGGACAGAGAAATTAGCATCAACGTCAACACGATACTTACAGGGAGGAAATGGAGTTACCGATGGTAACCCAATAACCACATCTGTAGGCGGTACTAGCACCACTGGCGGTTCCCACTCACACACAACCGCAAATCGTGGTACCGGCGGAACTACTAATCCACCGCAAGGCATATACAAATTAGGTTCCACTCAAGGTTCGCATACACATACTATAAGTTCTATTCTTACTGTAAGTTCTATTAGAAGTAAACTTTTAAAATTATGGCTAACTGCTAGTGCTTCAATAATAACAACAGACTTAGTTTTAATGTATGTAGGTACGTTGTCCTCACTCCCATCTAATTGGAAATTATGTGACGGTACTAATGGTACTATAGATATGACTGATTATTTTTTAGGATACTCTAACAGCTCAGTAACAGCCTGGGATACTTCTACGGCATTATCAGGATCATTATCAGGTACAACAATTTCTACTAATGCTTGGAGCCATTATCATTACTCTAGCGATAGTACTGCTGCCTCAAGATATGAACTATTCGCACATAATACACAATCTGCCTCACATACTCACGGGGCCGGTGCTAATCTAACTAGTTTCGATTATAGCCCACCTGCAATTAGTGTAGCATTTATACAATACAAAGGATAACAAATGGACAATTCATTTTTAAATATAGATTTATATAACCAAACAGTATCTGGAAGAAATAACGGAACTGAATTTCTATTCTCAAGTGTAGAATACTTCTTATCAACTACTAACTATCCATATAGTAGTACTACACGAATGTTAAGTTACGAACCTAGTAGAAACATGTTTATCGTAGAAAGAACAAACAACGAGATTGATACATCTCCAGATTCTGTAGAAATGTCTTGGGTAGCTAGTAATTTTGATGATATTTGTACTGCAGGTATAAATGATCCAAACAATCAAGTACCAGTACCAACTATAGCCGGCATCATTGTTGGTAAGTTATATGAAACTGATTGGGTGCTTCAACGTCACCAAGAAGAACAATTATTAAACATTCCAACAACATTAACACAGGAACAACTTACTGCGGTATTGACATATCGTCAATCATTGCGTGACATGGATCCTACCCAAACTATTGATGTTGCAGTTTGGCCAGTAAACCCATTAGAATAATTTTGTCGTAACATCTATTATGTAAATATAATGATGTACGAAAAAATTCATGTATTAATCATATTACAATCGCATAGCAAAGGTGATAGTCAAGTCTATGCCAAACTAACAGATCAAAAAAGATTTTGTAGCGATTCAAAAGCTGAAGTTACTCGCCGATGCTCTAGAAGTCTAGTAGATACAATCAACCATTGTGTGGAAACAAAACATGTAAACGATAAATTTGAATTTGAACTAGTAGTATATGATGACCATAGTGATCCGGAATCTGTTAGTGATATCAAATACAATTTAAGTTTAGCCAAATTTAAAACACAATTTATTCCTACCGAAACTTATGGTATAATGCCAAGTATACTAAAATGTTACGAGCATGGTAGAGATTACGGAAAAGATATTGTCTATTTTGCTCAGGATGATTACTTATACGATACTACAGCATTATCTGAAATGCTAGATGTAATGGCTATTGCTACAAAGAACACTAACAGCTTAGTTAGCATATTTCCATATGATGACCCTGCACAATATTACATTCCAGTAAACGTCTGGAAACAGAGTCATATAATGAAAACTCCACATCGTCATTGGAGAACACAAAACGCAACTGCAAGTTGTTTTATGACATTCCATCAAATAATCATAGATAACTGGGATCTGTTTTATAAAATGGGTACCCATGAAATAAATGAATACATGGAAGATAAAACCATAAATCAACTATTTCAAACACGCGGATATCATTTATTAGTACCTATGCCCAGTGTAGCACTGCACATGCAGTATGATACTGAGATAGATGAATTGGTTGATTGGAAAAAGTGGTGGGACAGATACCCCAAAAAAGATACTTTACTGCATCAATCTAGCAATTAACAATAACTTTTCAAGTCTATCAATCGCTTGATTGATTTCCTCTACTTTGTTTTTTGCATAATGGTTAACGTGAGTTCGTCTAGCCACTACTTCAATCTTGCTTAACTCATCAACCATCTTACCTATATTATTAAACACTTTTTGAAGGTCGGGATTATACCCAATACTTTGTATCTGGTATTGTAAACGAATACCTTCGCTGTTCCAATCTAATGAGTTGTTGATTGCCATAACCATATTTAATAAATCATGTTGTTTTGAAAAAATTCCTATGATACCCCCTCAAAATAAATATAGCTACATTTAAGGAATAGAATGTACGCAATCATAAGCCATCATAACAATTTATATGAGCCATTGGCTAAACTTACATGGTATGGAAACAAAATACCATACGCAGAACAATATGGATATCACTGTGAAATGGAAAAGATTCCAGATGGTAGTGATATGCCTTCAATACAACGACAAAAGGTAGCGTTCATCAACAGAATGTTAAACGATCCTAGAAACTTTGAATGGGTTTGGTGGACGGGATGTGACTTAATCGTTACTAACTTCACAGTCAAAATGGAAGACAAAGTAGACGATAATTATAACATGGTTCTTGCAACAGACTGTAACGGCATAAACGCTGACAGTATTCTCATTAAAAATAACGAAGGTAGCCGTAGTTATTGGAAGATGGTAGAAGATGTATTGCCCTCACTCAATGGGTACTGGGAGGGAGAGCAAAAGATTATGAAAGATACTTTGCCACACTTTCAACAAACTATAAAAATTGTACCACAACGTCATATGAATTCATACGACTATAAACTATGGAACGGACTCTATCATTATATAGATCATCTAGGTACTAGTGGTCAATGGGAACCGGGCGACTGGGCAATGCATTGGCCAGCAAACACATTAGAAAATCGAATCAGATTCGCACAACATTACAGTCAATACATCGTCAAATGAAAGAAATCTTAAATCAAATACGTGCTTACATTGAGCAAAAACAAGAAAACAAAACGTGGACAGCAGGCAAAGACTTTGTTAACTATGCTGGACCATATTTTAATGCAGATGAGTTTGTATCTGCCGCAGAGAGTTTACTAGGCGGATGGTTAGTTATGGGAGACAAAGCTCTTAAATTTGAAAGAGAGTTCCCCAAACAATTCGGCAAAGATAACGGTATTGTTACTAACAGTGGGTCTAGTAGCAATTTGTTGATGATGGCTTCATTGACCAGTAAACGAGGATATAACTTACCTAAAGGCACTAAAGTATTAATGCCTATTGCGGGGTTCCCTACTACACTAAATCCTACACTACAGTTAGGATTCACTCCAGTGTTTGTTGACATTGAACTAGATACATTGAATCTTAACTTAGACCAAGTAGAAGAAACACTAAAGCAAAACCCAGATATTAAAATCATTACGTTTGCTCACGTATTAGGTAATCCCCCTAACATGGACAAGTTGATGGAGTTAGTAAAAGAATATAATCTTATTTTATTGGAAGATTGTTGCGATGCACTAGGAAGTACTTATGATGGGAAGCCATTGGGCAGCTTTGGTGAGATGGCTAGCTGTAGTTTCTATCCAGCACATCATATGACTATGGGTGAGGGTGGATATGTCGCCTGTAACACTTACGAACAAGAAATCATTCTACGTAGTTTCCGTGAGTGGGGTAGAGGGTGTTATTGTGTAGGACCAGAAGCTAATAAATTAAAGTGTGGTACATGTGGCAATAGATTCAAAGAATGGATCCCTACTATGCCCGGAGAAATATTTGACCACAAATATGTTTACGATGAGATTGGGTACAACTTAAAGCCAATTGAAATTCAAGGTGCTATGGGCTTAGAACAACTTAAGAAGTTAGATGAGATACATGCACTTCGCCGACGTAACTATCAACTACTATTCAATATCTATGAAAAGTATGAAGAATTCTTCCACTTACCTAGAGCACAACATAAATCAGACCCAAGTTGGTTCGCATTTCCTTTGACTATCAGAGAGAACGCACCGTTTAAACGAACTGATATTGTTGACTACTTAGAAGAAAACTTGATTCAAACTCGTCCTTACTTTGCTGGCAATATTATGCTACAACCAGCATATAGTCACATCATGGATCCACAGAAAGCAAAAGATGACTTCCCTGTAGCAACTATGGTAATGACTAACACATTCTTCCATGGCACTAGCCCAGTAATTACTCCAGAACAAATTCAATACATTGGCGAAAAGGTCGATGGATTTATGAGTTTATTTGTATGAGCAAACAAGAACTAATTGACTTTGAACGAGAAATAGGCGACATGTTCAATGCCGCTAAAATCAAAGCACCCATTCATTTATATGCAGATAATGAAGAACAAATCATGCGTGTCTTTGAAAATATTGATGTAAAGAATGATTGGATCTGCTGTACATGGCGTAACCATTATCAAGCACTGCTTAAGGGCATACCACCTGATGTGTTGAAAGAAAGAATCTTAGCAGGTAAAAGCATGGTTATGAATTTACCTGAGTATAAATTTATCTGTTCAAGTATAGTAGGTGGCATACCTAGTATTGCTACTGGCATTGCATTGGCTGCTAAATTAAAAGGTAGTAGTGAAAGAGTATGGTGTTGGACTGGTGACATGAGTGCAGAAACAGGTGCTTGGACAGAAGCATACAAATATGCAGTAGCACAAGACTTACCCATAACATTTGTAGTAGAAGATAACGAACTAAGTGTAATGACTCCTACTCACGAAATGTGGGGTGAGAACAAATGGTATCTGCCACATCAGAATTTAACCTGGTATGAGAATACTCATCTAATCTATTACAAATACAAGAATACAAAATATCCACATGCAGGTGCTGGAGTAAGGGTACAATTCTAATGAGTACACAGTTATATAATCAAAAACTTAAAGAAGCAATGAACTGGTTAGGTGCACAAGAAAATGTAATGATTCTTGGACAAGCAGTTTGTTATGCTGGTACTGGATGCTATGATAGTTTGACTGAGATTCCTAACAATAAGAAAATGGAATTTCCTGTAGCAGAGAATTTTCAAATAGGTGTTAGTACTGGAATGGCTATCAATGGCTTTGTACCAGTAAGTGTTGTGCCTCGCTGGAACTTTCTATTGTGTGCAACCGATCAGATTGTAAATCACTTAGACAAGATGAGTTCAATGAGTGATGGTAAGTGTAATCCAAAAGTAATCATTCGTGTTGCTAAGGGAAGTGAGATGCCAGTAGATCCGCAGGATCAACACAAAGGTAATTTTGCTGATGCGTTTAGATTGATGTGTAAGAACATTGACATAGTTGAACTAACTGATCCTGAGTCTATATTACCAGGGTATCAACAAGCATACAACAACACACGCAGTACCATTTTAGTAGAGTTTCCGGATTACGGCAAATGAGAATCGCTGTACTAGGTGCAAACGGCACAGTTGGAAAGTTTCTTACTGATAGTCTATCACTGAAATTTAACGTGACTCCCGTGACTAGGCAAGTTGTTGACTTATCTAATCATACTGACACAACTAACTATTTCAACACACATCCATTTGATGTTGTTATAAATGCTGCTGCCAATTCTGATAGTAGAATGGATGCTGACGTTTCAGTAGCAAAAGATAACTTCTGTACTTTTACGAATGTATATGCATCACGTAATGCATTTGGTAGAGTTATTCACTTTGGATCGGGGGCTGAGTTTGATCGCAGTCGCCCTCTCAATAATGTAGTAGAAGATGAATTATTTTCATGTAATCCATTAGATACATACGGGATGAGCAAAAATGCATGTAGTCGTATCGCATACGTTACTGATAATTGGTACATTCTCAGACTGTTTGGAGTATTTTACCCTACTGAAGCCAAACGTAGACTGTTACCTAAGATAATATCTAATACGCCAATGGTGTTAGAAGATAAGTACTTTGATTACTTGTTTCTAGAGGACTTACTTCCAGTAGTTGAATATTATATCAACGAGGATCCCAACTATAAGGACATCAATGTAACGTACCCTGAGAAGATGTTACTTAGTGAGTTTGTAAAAAGATTTTGCAACATTCATAAGTTAACAGGTGACAATATTACATTTGGTGATTATAGTGAACTAGCATACACTGGAAACAGTGATAGATTACAGAGTTTAAATTTACCAAGACTTGGAACTGATATAGGATTAGAGAGATACAAATGAAGAAAATTGTTTATGTAACCGGATGTTTAGGATTTATCGGGTATCATGTTACCCGTGCTTGTTTGGATAAAGGATGGTTTGTTAGAGGTATTGATAAAATAACATATGCAGCCAATATCAATCTACTACCAGACTTACAAAAGTATGAAAACTTTGTGTTTGAACAAAAGGATATCAACGACATTGATGTGTTATATGAATGTGATTACATCATAAACACTGCTGCCGAAACACACGTAGATAACAGTATTGCAAATAGTGATGCATTTGTACATAGTAACATTGATGGAGTGCATCACTTACTAAAATTGATTCAAGGTAAATTCAAGTTTAAGATGCCAACGTTATTACACTTTAGTACTGATGAAGTGTATGGTGATATAGTAACAGGAGCGCACCATGAATCACACTTACTTAAGCCTAGTAATCCATACTCTGCTACAAAGGCCGCGGCTGATATGCTTATCTTAGCATGGGCAAGAACATACAAGGTTCCATATGTTATTGTTAGACCAACTAATAACTATGGCATTGGACAATACACAGAGAAGTTTATACCTCACACAATTAAGTACTTGACATTGGGCAAGAAAGCTCCATTACACGATGAGGGTTTACCTTATAGAACTTGGCTATACGTAGGTGACACAGCCAATGCTATTATTAAGATTATTGAAAGCGGAGTCACTAATGATATCTACAATATCTCTGGCAATTATGAAGAACAGAACATTGTAGTTGCGAGAAAAATTATTGATATCATGGGCTTGAAGGGCGACCCAGACAGTCACTTAGATAAAACAGTAAAACGTATAGGGCACGATGTTCGTTATAGTGTAGACGATACTAAGTTAAAGTCTTTAGGATGGCAACCCGTTGCTAACTTTGATAAGAATCTCAAAGATATCATCAAGTATTATAAAAAGAATTTCATCTGGTGACAAATATATACTACTATAATATTTTTACTCTGCCCATAAATAAAATGATTTGGGAGAAATTATGGAATCACACACAAGAACGATTGCCCGAGCGGCAAGTTGGAGAGTTACTGCAACGGCTGTCACAGCCGTTTTTACCGGCTTAGAAGGAGCAATAGTAATAAACATTGCAATGACAATCTTTCACTATATACATGAAAGAATATGGCTGAAGTTTAGTTGGGGGAAGTTAAAAGAGGCTCATTAATGAGCCTCTTTTTTTTAAGCAAAAATTTCTAATGCTGTTCCGCATTCAGTACAGAACTTGGCGTTTGCTTTGTTCTGTTTACCGCACGTGACACATTTAGGTTTGTGCTTTACAGTGACAGGCTTACGAACAGGCTCGTTGTCAGGAGTCTCACCTAGAATCTTCAATACGATTGAATGTTTCTGAGGATCTAATGCACCCATTGTAGTTGTTTGAAACTTCTGTTCGCTTCTAGAACCAGGTACAGTAATACCTGTTTCGTTCTTTGGTACATACGAATCCATTGTTGCCATACCATCATGTATTTCACCGATACTAGCACTGATGTTGTTTTGGGCACAGTAGTTATTGACTGCGACACTTGCTGCCTGTGCAGTTACTTCTCCATTCTTGCTCCAGTCAACACTACGCAACATACCATTGATATTATAGGATGGATTAGTATTATAAGCATCTTTAATGCCAGTGTATCTAAAATGGTCATAAGCATTAGTAATATTAATAATAGGGCGGGGAATTTCAAATTGATACTCAATACGAATCAATCCATCTTCTAGTTTGACACCACGGTGTTGTTCGACAGCACCAGTTCTTTCAATGAACTTGAAGCGATTGCCTTCATTTAGATTACCGTTCTTAATACTACGTTCTAGGTCAACTTCTTGCCCTGCGTTTAATACAAGACCGTCAGGTATCATATTCTCGCCGTCAATGTAAACATGAACGACTGCACGAACAGTATTTAGGTTTTTGAGTAGTATTGAATATTCTGCTCCGAATGGGCAGTAGACAGTATCCTTGAATTCACGAAGGATTTTACCATTGGCTTTTAGGCTGGCCACCAGCTTTTGATTGTACATCATATTTTCCTTTTCTGGTCACACTCTAAGACCATAGTGTTTAAAGAGTGTTAGGTGAAGCCCCATGCTTCAACATTATTTAGTATAACATAGGGCTTTCTTATAAAAAAGAAGTTTGGTCAACTATATTCAAAGGGTGTATCCGGATGACTATAATCAACTTTGATATGGTCACCTTTAACGTCATCATATTCCTTATAATATGATTCGTTGGGCTGAACTACTCTAAAATCGTCATATTTCAGTGTTGCGAATGTTAGCTCAGCCTTATCAAGCAAATCACAGATAACAAACCCAGTAGCACATCGTCCTAAGATATTCTTAAACGGACTGTGTTTAAATTCATTCCTTTGTAATGCTTTGTGAATATCACTATGTGGTCTGAACATGATTCTAGTAATGCCTAATTTTTGATTACGCAAACGAATCTTATCAAATATAGTGAGTTGGGTTAAGTTAGCATTGTTATCGTCATCAATGGTTAATAGAACCTCTTTGACTTTGATACTGCCCTTAGTATGTGAGTTGTCAGGTGTCTCTTTTGTAGACCATGAAATATTGCATTCCACATGATTCACATAATACGTTTCGCCATGAAATTTTAAGACCCACATGGGAATGGTCTGATCTTCCAAGTGTTTCTTGTTGAAGTGAAACACAACTTCCTTACACGCAAATTCAATCTATGCCATTTTAGTTTCCTTTAAGTTAATTGGTGCGTCCGGTGGGAATCGAACCCACGCATCCAGAGTTTTAGAGGCTCACGCTGTTCCACTTAGCTACGGACGCAATGTATAAGTTTGATTATACAGAAATATTTAGCATAATCAAACTTATTGGGCAATTAACTTGCTACTACTTTTGACACTGAATTGATTACACTTGCGATGCGACCGATATCACGTAGTTGTTCTACAGTATAGCCCATCTTCTTCAAGCCTTCGTAGTGCGCCTTAACACAGAAGTGACACTTACCAACAATGCTTGCGGCTAATGAATATGCCTCAAAGCGTTCTTTGGTTGTGCCACCCGATGTGCTGATAGCATTCATACGTAGTTGAGCGGGTAATCCTTTTAGATTTTCATCGTCAGCCATTTCAACATATGGATACCATACATTGTTTTGTGCCATCAATGCTCCTGCAGTCAATGCGGCTTGTGTTTCAGTCTTGTTAGTAATCTGACTTTCCATCCAAGTCCACAACTTGCTATTGCCAGTTGCAAATGCTGCCGCTAATGCTACACCCTCTGCTTCTTCTATTGGAAGAGAACTACGCTTAACTACTGCGTCAATGTTTAGTTTAGTATCCTTTGCGTAATCAGGAATACTAGATTCTTTAAGTGCGTCTACCCATGCTGTCATTTTATTTTCTCCTTATTCTTGCTCTATAATATTGTTTTGCTGTTAATACAATAGCTACTAACCAAGCGATTGAATGCTCTACCCAATCGTGTGCAGGGTCAATATGTGTATCAACAAAAGGCTCTTTTAAAATCATTTGTAGTGCTACTACAAACAATACAAAACTTCCAATGAATACACTATCAGGATACTTTTCTAGTAACTTTGCAATTACAGTACTACCAAACAATATGATTGGAACACTAATCAATAAACCAAAGATAACCATTGAAAAATTGCCACCGGCTGCTGCCGCAATACCCAATGCATTATCAATGCCCATTACTGCGTCTGCAATAACAATAGTGCTGATAGCTCCCCAGAATGTTTCTTTAGCAGAAACACTATGTTCCTTATCCGCGAATGCTAACTTCCATCCGATATAAATTAGTGCCAATCCACCAATCAATCTAAGTCCTGGAATCAATAACAAGTAAGTTAGTGCCGCCACAGATATAAATCTAATTGCCACTGCGCCAAACGTTCCCCAAAAGATTACACTTTTTCGTTGATGTTCTGGCAAACGATTTGCTGCCATACCAATAACAAGTGCGTTGTCACCTGCTAATACAATATCAATCAATACAATGGCTATAACGGCCCAAATTGCTTCTAACATTTAATATCTCCTATTACTTTCTTTCCTCGATTGAATAAAACCAATCGTCCCCTGCACTCCACTTGCGAGTACCATCAACAGTGAATATAGTTTGTGCGGCTTTGAAATCAGGAAATTTAACATTTCCAGAAATCAAACTTTGGTCATACCATAAACATCTGTTGTTAGGTTGACAAGCAAACTGCCCGTTCTCTAACTTGATAAAGTTAAACGATTTGTGTTCTTCAGCTACTTCTGTAAACCCAGTGTCTACGTCCATACCGTCAGCACAAAAATCTACTGTAAACAAGTAGGTTCCATAATGCCATTCTTTGTCTTTGCCTAAAAACTTTACACCCAGATTACGTAATCCTATTTTTTCAATAATAGTAAAACGGTATCCCATACAATCCCACAATTGTAAAATATCAATGGGTAGATTGCCTGTATAATTTTCTTGCCATACATAAGCATGAATAGGAAGTTTATCATACAGTGCTCCGTAATTAGGCAACAATGATTCTATGCGAAACACTTGACCTCGTAATGCCTTAAGACTTACCCATATAGCAGGTTCTAATTCTCCATGACCTTTTTCAAAGTTATACAGAAATTCTTTCTTAACAAAGCATTTGATAGGTGGCAATGATCCTACAATGTAACTCATTTAATATTTCCCTGATGCTAATACGATTTGACAGATATGTTCTAAACGTTCAATGTGCTCAAACGCACGCCATGGACTAGTATCAATAGCTACAACACCATGTCCTTTGATACCTACAATATCGTAACTGATGTTACCATAGTTGTCTAATTGTAAGTTTTCATGGCATCGGTCAGCAAGCTCTTGACTAATTGGTGGAACATCTCCTACGTTAGGTGCTACTTTAGTGTAGCGACTGAGTTCTGGAAAATCGTTAACGATAGTACTTAAATCTATGCCCGCATGCATAGCAGCCACACAATACGTAGGATGCAAGTGTACTACTACTCTTACATCATCACTATGTTGTCCCATGTTCTTTTGTAATCCGAAGTGCAATGGAATTTCGCCACTGGGCTTTAGATTAGCACTAATATCAGTATATGATGCCTCTTTCCAGTTATAAGCCAGTACGTTATCAATACCAGTATCCCATTTAACAATCTGTATCTTTTTAAACTGATCGGGCTGTAGAGTTTGTTTACGCACGCCACTAGGTGTAATATAGAAATGGTCCCTGTCGTGATGACGAATACTTACATTGCCATCACGACTGGTAATCCAGTTGCGTCTATATGCTTCAACTAATGTGTCGCAAATAGTTTCTAACATTATAGTGTCTCACCGCCGATTGGACGTGAGCATGGGCATAGTTCGCCAGTTTGCAATGCGTCAAGAATACGCAATGTTTCATCTGGACTACGACCAACATCCAAGTTGTTTACAGTAACGTGTTGAATAACATTGTCAGGATCAACAATGAAGGTTGCACGTAGTGCCGCGCCAGCTGGCTTATAGAAGATACCTAGTTGTTCTGCTAGTGAATTGTCATCACGTGCTACGTCTGCGAATGACCAAGAATTTGTTTTCTTTAGGTCTTCGTGTGCGTTACGCCAGGCTAGTTTACAGAACTCATTATCAGTAGAGCCGATCAATAGAACTGCATCACGATCACTAAAGTCACCATTCAACTTATCGTATGCTACGATTTCTGTAGGACATACGAATGTGAAGTCTTTTGGATAGTAAACGATTACCTTCCACTTGCCTTCGAAACTCTTATCTGTAATAGTTTCAAAAGCACCTTCTGGTGTTAGTGCGCCGGGCTTGACACCTGTAATTGCAAAACTTGTGATTTTATCGCCGATTGTTTTCATTTTAATTTCCTTTGTGTGTTAATGAATTATTTTCTCTGTGCCCTACAATTGGGGCATATCAACTGTAGATTGTCTTCCTTGTTGTTGTAACTGTCGCCATCTGCGTAAGTTACATCTAATGGAATATCTTTTCCGTTATGTTGTGTGTTGTTACAAACTTCACATTGGTGACCTCTTTCCTTAATCAAGTACTGTTTGATCCAATCAGGAATCTTAGCCCATGCTTGCGGCTGACTAGATTCTTTCCATTTCTGAACATTTTCAAACATACGATTACGTCTTTGATGTTCTTGTTGACAACTATTATTACAGTACTTGTTAGTATAGGAGTGACCCTTGATCGGATTAACCTTACCACAACTTAAACAAGTAAAACAACCTAAATTTGACATTATCCTCTTTCTTATAGAGCACTATCGTAGAGCACTCTATACATTTACTTAGTGCTCTATAGAAAGTATTATATACGTATATATTGTATAATCCAACAAAAAAGGGCACCTAAGTGCCCTTTTTTTTATCTTTCAATTGTTTTTACTCTGGACCTGTCTCAGAAGGACTAGGTTGCGGAATATCTTTTGATTTCAAACGTATCATGTTATGTTCCTCCCAAAGTATTTATGAAAAAAGGCTCCGAAGAGCCTTTGTATAAGAGTTTCTAAATTAGAAACGATGTGTTAGACCAACACCAATTTGCTTAATGTCTGCGGTTGTACCAGCAACATCAACATTACGATATGCAACACCAACTTCAGTGCGCTTGCTTAATGCATAGTCTAGACCAACGTTGTATGCCTTAACATCTGTGTTTGTCTTACCATAACTTGCTTTAGCAGTTACAGGACCAAATGATTGACTTAGACCAACTAGATCACCTTTCTTGGTTTCACCAGCGGTTGCACTCTTGTTATCACTGTGTGAATAGAATACACCAGTCTTGCCTACTTTAGCACTTAGACCAACTACTGTGCTCTTTTCTGCGGCACCTTGTTGATATTCGGCAACTGTTGCACTAACGCCAGCAACTTTAGCACCTAGGCTATAAGATGTAGCATCAGCAGTTCCAGGAACGTTGTTTGAACGATCCCAAGTTGCGTTAACAGGACCAAAGTTTGTTGCTACGAAAGCACCATTGCTGAAACGTAGACCACGTAGGTTATGTACATCACCTGCAACAGAACCATACAAGGTTCCGAATGCGTCATTTGTAGTGATTGCCAAGAATTGGCTATGAACATTACGACCTAGGTCAACGCTACCAAACTTGCTTGCTAGACCGACTGTAGATTGACGATCACCAAGTTGTGTACCAGTACCGTTAATTGAGTTACCACTCAAGCTGGTTTCTAGTACTGCACGTGCCTTCATGCCACCGCCCAAATCTTCAGTAATACCAAAAGCGATGTTACTGGTTGGTTCGGTTGTCATACCAGTAGTCTTAGCACTACCGACTTGATTGTTGTCCATCCACTGGCTTACTTTACCAGTTAATGTGACTTGGGCTGAAGCAGCCATGCAAACTGCGGTCAATAAAGCCGCGACTGTGATTTTTTTCATATATGTTTCCTTTTTAAAAAATCGTTGAACAAGTATTTAACTTGTGAGGTATTTCACAAATCTTTTTCTATTTTACACAATGTATGCGTACTTTCAACGCATTTGGGCTTATTCTTCTGGTTTTAGACCATTACTATGGCGGTCAGAAGTCTTTTCTAGGTCTTGAAACAAGCGTTTTTCTTGTGCTGTTAGTTTATCTTTATGGGTTTTTCTTGGGTTCCCACAGAGATAACAATCTGGATTTCCGCAATCCATTGCGTGATGCTTGTTGTATTTGTGTGGTTCTTTAGTTTGACCACCATGTTGTTTAGCAATCTTAGTTTGTTTTTTGATTGCTGTTTCGTCACGAAAGCGACGGCGTGAGTTTAGATATTTTGCTAATTCGTTGCTCATAATATATTATATATTACCTAACATTCGTAGTCAAAAGAAAAGGGCACGAATGCCCTTTCTGAGGTTCTGTTGCGAGGCCTGTCTTGCCCCAAGCGGCCTTATCAGGCTGCTAATGCGTAAACTTCATCGTTTGCGTCTATTTTGTTTTGCTTGATTTAGGGTCATCGCCTACCCTGCTGTCCACTCTGTTACTCTTTGCCCTGTCGAAACCATGACTGGCCCATTAGGAAGCATACTCATACTACTTATTTGTTTAATGTGGTTCGTAGCCCCCACGGAGTATGCTTTCTGGTGGACCAGGCGGGAGTCGAACCCGCGTCCAGAACACTTTTCTCTTTGCTTCATACAGCAATAAAACTTATTTAGTAGTGCCGACTACTTCAATCTCTACACGGCGATTCTTTGCACGACCTGAAGGCAATGAGTTGTCAGCGATAGGTTGACGCTCTCCTTTACTGTCGGTGAATACACGCTTGCTTTCGATACCTTTAATTACTAGGTATGCCTTGACTGCTTGAGCACGGCGCATACCCAACTTCATATTGTATGCATCATTGCCAATGAAATCAGTATGACCAACTGCAATGATAACTTCTAAATTGATGTTCTTCATTTTCTCTAGAAGTTCATCTAACTTAACTTTACCTTCGGGCTTGATGACACTCTTATCAAAATCAAAAAATGTGTCAGCCGCATAAGTCATTTTATGTACAACTGGCTTAGGTTCGGGTTTCACAACAACAGGTGCTGGTTGTACTACTGGAGCTTGGAATGTAGCTGATACTCTTGGTGCAGGTGTTTCTGCTTTCAATGCACCATCACAATCAGGATGTGCGGTACTAGGTGTCCAAGCCGAATTACGCCAGCATTGACCTGAACTATTCTTCCATGGGGTGTTTGTTGAACTAACCCAGTTGTTTGTCTGTGCTTGTGTGGTTACTGCTAATGAAGCAAGTAACAATGTTAATAGTTTATTCATAATTTCCTTTAAGTTGTTTTGTCAATG